TTAAATGTCCAGCAAGAATAGAAACAGAAGTAGATTTGTATCCATCTTCTAAATCAGAATAAACAAACTCTCTAATTGTTTTACCATTCTTTTGACAAAACCCTGCTGCTTGGTCAAACATCTGAGGAGCTGTTCTAGATATTCCATATGGTGATTGTCGTTTAATACTTATGTTAGCTTGTGTAATAGTATTATCAGAAGCAACTGGTACATAGTATTCACCACCATCTGTAAAGATTTGTAAGTCTTTACCAGATAACATATGTCTAACTTCGTTAACTTGGTCGCCTGATATATCTATATCTATAGCATCTGCTGAGTCTGCGTCATCAACATCAAAATTAAAATACTCAGATATTTTAGATGCAAGTACATTTGCAGGTTTAGAATATAATCCACCAAACCATAATCTATTTGCATGAAATGTAACTGCTTGAGGATAACCTCTTAAACTTGATATAGACTGTTCATCCCAGTCAGTTGTTGCTGTTGTATTTGCAAGAGTTTCATTAACTGTAGCTGTAACATGAGTTGCATCAGTAAATGCTGTTATAGTCATAGTTTTTTTATCTTTTCGTATTCGAACTCCTACCCATGATGCTGTAAATGTATTAGCACTTGCTGTAACTGTTACCGAACCTGATGTTCCAGAAGTTCCAATAGTTGTCGCTGCTGGAGCATATTTATAATATGGTTCATATACAGGATAACCAGTTGAATGAGTTGCAAACTCAAAAGCATTAACAATGAATGAAGATGCTGATTCTCTAAATATTTTTCTTGTTGGTCTATTTCTATGTGTAACAAAAATAGTATCTCCAAATTGTGCAAAATTTAATTCAAATAATTCTGCAGTAACCCAATTACAATTTGTTGTATAATTTGATGTAATAGCTGAACCAGAAGTATTATATACATCCATTCTACCATTAGATAATACAACAATAGCTACTTCATCGTCAGAAAATATAAATGGAATAATTCTAGATTCTGCAGGAAGTGTTGCTAAATAAGAAGTACCTGGTCTTCTCATTAAACCACCTTCTGCTAATAATGCAAAATTTTTACATTCTTTAGCACCTTGAAAATATGAATTTACATCTGTTCTATTTACTAATAAAGGACTAAGCTCACCAGAAGAAAAATTAGTAATTACCGTTCTTAATGTTCTTCCCATTATCCATCCGTTCTTGTAGATCTTCTTAAATTAATAAATCTAGTTGTGTCTAAAACTTTTGAAGTTGTTTCAGCAGAATCTATATTTTTAGCTACAAGAAATTGTCTTTCAGCTAATTCTTTAAATTGTTTAATCATTGCTGAATCTCTAGCAACAGAACCTGCAAATACAGCAGCTAATTCATATTCTAATGCTAATCTAAAATGGGGTGGAAAATAAGATTCATCAACTTTGTAAATATAATCCATAACAAGTGAACTTGTTGATCCATAACTATTTACATAAATATAATCTTGGTATCTTGAATAAGGTATAACATAATCATTAACAGTAACTGATATAATTTGTAATACTTCAGGACTTGTTGGCATTTGATATGCATAATCATATCTTCCTGTTGGTGTACTAGTTAATAATGATAATGTTGATTGTGTTGTAGCAAATCTCCATCTATGTCTTGTAAGAGATGCTTCTGCTATATCTGTATAAATATTAGATGCAACTAATGCTTCAGTGCTTCCATCTGAAAAAGATGATATAGGTTGTGCACCTATCATCACTAAAGCTCTTGCACATATATCTATACTTGTTGTTGCCATAATTTTTTAAATTGTAATCTAGGGGGATTGCTCCCCCTAAATTGAAATTAGACTATGCTAATTTTGATGTAGTAACAGTTGTTGCACCAGTTGCTGAAGTAACCACGATTAAATCAGACTCCATAGTGCCACCTACTCCAGCTGCAACAAGGATCATATCACCTTGTTTTAGCTCAGCGTAAGCTGAATTGAAGTAACCACTACCTACTATAGATGAAGTCGCATCTCCGTCAGTATAAAACCAAAGAGAATTGCCACTCATCTGAGCTACCTTTTTGATAGGATTGTCAGTTGCGTATGCCATATTATTATTTCCTTTTAGTTATTATTCTGCACAAAGTTGGACTCTAGCAGCATCACCATCGATTTGTACTGCACCTAAAGATAACATTGAAGTTATTAGGTGAGATACTTTCTCAGGGATGTAGTTAACTTCTGTTCTAACATCAGATCCGATTCCACAGCCAATAGCTGATTTATGGAAGCATAATGTTTTTCTGTCAGAAGATGGTTTTGATAAACCAGAGTGTACGAAGAACAAGAATCCCATCCATCTCTTAGCAGTCATGCCAGTAGGGAATGGAAGATCTTGTGGGCCAACGTATTCTACTCTAGAGAATTGATCTATTGATAATAGATCAGACCATTGTTTAGGCCCAACTACCCAGTACCTTTGATTATCATCTGGAACGTCATTTCCGTTGAAAATTTCCATCATGTTTTTTGCTTTAATCAAAGACATACCAGTTGCTGAACTTGATACGTTATTAGCGATAGATGTTGAATTATCTAAAACATCCACAAGCACTTGGTCAGTTTTTCTACCTAGTGCGTATGCTGCTGAAGATGCAACAACTTGTCTTTCGTCAATGTTTACCTTTAACTCGTCTAACTTATCAACGTAATCAGCTGCATAGTAATCAGTTAAAGTTGCAGACACATTGCTGTGAGAAAGATCCATAGCAACTACTTCAGCATGTCTTGCTTTAGTATTTGCAGATCCTTTTGCTACTTTTTGAAACTTAACAGTAGATCCATTGACACCGTTAACTGTTCTAACAAGGTTCTTTAATTTGCTTCCCATTCTTTGGTAAGCCATATGAACTTCTGCTTCGAACTGAGTTATAAAGGCATTAGTTATTGATGTTGCCATTTATTGTGTCCTTTATTTGTTATTGTTAATGTACCGATTATCTTTTTAATGCAGGGGATTGTTATCCAAGAAGGGCAATCATTGAACATTTTAAAGGTCTTAGAATTAGAAATATTCTAAACAACATATAGTTGGCAACGCACATTAAATCCAATATTTAGGAATGGTAATTACTTCTCCAAATTCTATTTCACCGTTGTCATCTTGAGAATAAGTACCAAACAAAGTAATAAAAGCATCTGTTTCTTTATAGATCCAAAAGTCACCTGTTGTGCAAGTTACAGGTTTAGCAGCTTCCATTTGTTTTAATGAAATCCAACCTGTTTGGCTTACACAATCAAGCCACTTAAGGGGTTTTTTTAGTTTTTTATATTTAAACTTACTGTCCTTTATATGCTTTTTCATACAACTCAGTAACCCTTCTCACATAACCTGGATCTCGTTTATTTGAATCCCAGTATCGAGGATCATTTAGCATTGATTTTAAATCATCTTGAGTTGCTTGTGCATCAATAGCTGTGTTAGATGTAGGCATGGTAGAATCTTTAGTAAGTTTCATTAACTCCTCTACTACTTTTACACCATCAGCTGTGCTAGCTAAATCTTGAACTGTATTATAAGCTTCTGCACTTAAATGTTTTTTAGACCACATAGATGCAGCTTCTACTCTTTCTTTACCATTATCTCCTAGCTTTTGTTTTTCTAATTCTGGATTAGGTAAATCAGCTACAGCATTATTAACAAATGCTTTAACACCATCATCATATTGTTCTTGAGATAGACCTGCTTCTTTTGCAGTTTTACCCCACCATTGAACTATAGGCATATCTTCATTTATTGTTAATTTAGTATTATCCATTTCAGGAACATTAAGTTTATAACTTTCAGGAACATTTTTTAGCTTTTCAGCTTCAATATCTGTTCTAATTTGTTTAGTTAAATCTTCTGTTCTTGATCCTAATTTAGCTTCTAGTGAATTATAACTTGATGCTAAATTTTCTATGTTAACTTGATTGGACTCTGTGTTCCAAAATTTATCCTGTACATATTCAGGTTTAGTTACCTCAGAACTTTCTTCTGTGGCGACTGGTGCATTTGCATTATCATCTGCCATCGTTTTCTCCTTTTTTTAGTCTTGTTTTTATTATTCCAACTAAGAATCTCATACCTTCGATATGAAACAATTGGTTGCTAGTAACATTAGGCCCAGCAACAGCTTCAGTTGTTATTGATTGTAAGTATTCTAATACCTTCTTACCTTCATCACCTTTAAATACATTAGCGAAATGTTTATTTAAGATCTGCTCATCTTTTGTAGATCTTGAATAACCATCTATGCTTGTTGTTATTTTAGGTTTATCTTTGTTTAGTGCATCCCATGTCATTCTATGCTCCTGGTGGAGCTTCTCCTCCTTCTTCTGCTGATTGTTGTAGCTGAGTCATACGATCAGCTAATTGTTTTTGTTCCTCCTCATCTCTAATAAGCTTTTCAGGAAGGTTCATTTTTTCTGCTAAATATTTTGCAGTTTCATTTTGATCCACAATTAAATTAATCATTTGTGGGCCAAACGTACCTGCTATTATTTCATTGAACCTAGTTACATCTGCAACATCTTGTAAATGTTGAGCTTGTGCTAGAGGTGATCTTGGAGCTATTTTAACTTCCCTACCATTTACTTTAGGGATGTCTATTCTACCTTGTTTAGATAAAATTCTAATAATTCTTCTTAATAATGGATTAATTAATTCAGATTGTAGTCTTCCAAAAGATGCACCTATCTGTCTTGATAGATCAGCCATTCTTTCAGAAACTTCTGTTGCTGTCATTGGAGTACCTTCTGGTCTTCCAAGAGCTTCCATATATAAAGCTTTTTTAATATTTTGCCTCATGTCATTTAAAACCAACTGAGCAACATCAAAGTTAGATGCTGCTTGAATTGGCAATAGTCCTTTAGAACCTGGAGCTACAGGTATTAAAGATCCTGGTACAAGGGAAATGTTATCAGGATTAATTACACCATCGTCTTCGTAAGTATAAACACCACTTACAGACATTTGTGCATTTTGTAATATTAATTCGATTGTAAGGTTACAAGTTTTAATTGCTCCCATTGCATTAAATACTGGGCCTCTACCATAAACTTCTCCAGATGCTTTATTCCATCTAAATACTAAATATGGATTAGAACCATCACCTGAATATTCTTCTTCTAATAATATGTGTTTAGGATTTTCCATAACAACACAGAATTTATATTTCTCTACATTGTCTTCGTGTATTTTATAAATAGCTTCAATTAATTTAATATCTTTTTTATTTTTTAATGGATCAAAATTTTCTGGTAATTTAGCTTTAGGATATAGCAAATGTATTTCAGTTGGTTTACAAGTTCTTGTTCTGTAAACAGTATCAATTTTACCATCAGGGCCATTCATTAAACAAACTCTTGTTAATGGTATTGAAGTAAATTTAATTGGGTTAATTGCATCACCTTCTTCAACAAGAAGTATTCCTGTACCAATTGCAAGATCCATAAATGCTTCATGTATCTCTTGGTTAAAATTAGATGTTTGTAATACTTGAAAAACGTAATCTGTAATTTTATCTAGTTCTTGATTTATTCCTGGTCTTTGTTCTGGTGGAATTTCAGAACCTGCTTGAAAGTCTGCCCATCTTGCGAATGTAGGTGTAATTCCTGCTTGGAGTCTTGATGCAAATTCTTGGACTCCGACCACAGCTGTTTCATCAAAAATTTTATCGGTACGTCTTTGACCTGGGGATTCGTCATAAAAAGACTCACGATTAGGTAAACAATACTCATATGCTTCTTCGAATTTATCCTTCCAATAATCTTTTACACTTTGTGCTTCTTTATACTTTTTAAGTATTTCAGTAACTTTGTCTGTAAGACCATAGTTTTGTGTATCTTCAGTTTCTATATATGCCATTAGTTCCTTTATGCTGGATCAAAATAACCACGACCACCTGCATTACCAAACATTGATCTTGATCCTTTTAATCCTTTTACTTTTTTATAATCTTCTTCTTTTTCTTCTTCTGTTCTTGTATCTTTTTCTGTTTCAGTTTGTGATTCAGTTTCAATTTGTTTTTCTGTTTTTCTAACTTGATTTTGTCCATTTCCATCTCTGTTATATCCTGGATTGTCATTACCATAAGCATCTGTTTTATTAGACAATCTTCCTTCTATATAACCTGCATAAATTTCGTTTTGTTTATCTACTGATAAAGCTCTAAATTCAGCTTGAGTATAACCAATATTTTTTTTAGCTCTTTTAGATGTTAAAACCTTATCAGAAAAAAAAGTTCTAGTTTTAACTGAACCTTTATTTAATAAATCTTTACCTGCGTTAAGACCCACGTTTAAAATCATAAATGGAGTCTTAACTGTTCCTTCAATTTTTCCAGAATTTTTAAATTGTTCTGCTTTATAATTTTCTACAGATTCTTTTACTCCGTAATCTATTCCTACTTCTTTACCATCTCTGTAAGTTTTATAAGTAGAACCTTTTTTTACACCAGCTTGTTGTTTTCTATCGTATGTAGATTGTCCATCTGATTTGTTATTTCCACCGTCTTTACTCATTAGTTTAATTCTTCCTCGTCAAAATCGGCATCAAGATCATCATCTTCATCTGTTGCAAATAGAATATCTTTAAGATCATCAAGTAATGATTGTTCTTCTGTATGAAGCTCGTCTATTCT